TACCGCGTCATATACGGTCTGAGAGGTTAGGTTGTAGTCTCCAGTCATAGAAGCGTTGGAGGTTCCAACAGTTCCTACGTTGTAGAATACCTGGTTGTTGATAGCGCCAGTGTCCTTCTGATATCCGAAGATCTGTGAAGAAGCCTGAAGCAATGTGTTACGGGCACTTACGTCAAGGTAAGTAGCCATGTTACGACCTAGAAGACGAGAGGCAGAAGCCATTACGTCATCGAAGGATGCGTTTAGAAGAAGCTCAGACACGGCTACAGCGAATCCCTGCTCAGCAACGGTAATGCTGAACTGGCTAGCTGTAAGTGGAGCAGTCTGCATACGGATACCTTCAACAAGCTGAGAAGCATTGCCTAGGTTGTTGTAACGCATGAAGTTAATTGTAAGACCCGGTGTAACGCCCAATTCAGTCTTCTTTACGGCGAATTGCTCGAAACGCAAAATCGGCATTGCCTGGAAAAGAATTTCCTTGCTCCAAATAGTTTGGATAGCAGGAGAAAGAGCGGAAGAACCACCTGGGTAAGCGGTTGGGGCACCAGAGATATTCGGTGTACCCGTAATAGCACTACCGGCCATATTTAGTCCTTATCTATTATCTGGGTTCGGGTACAAGCCGTACCCATGGTGTTTAGCTATTAGCCGAATAGACCGCGAGAACGCGCAGCGTCATTTCCGGCAAGTCCCGATTCCTGACGGAACTTCGCGTATTCGGCCATTGACATGTTGTTGATGTCATCTGGTGTATACGTCTTCTGACCCATCTGACCATCAAGCGGTCCTAGGGCTGTGTAACCTGTAGTGGAAACTCCTCTTTGCTGAGGTGCTTGCTGCTGACGTGCAGCGGCTACTTCATCAAAGATAGACTGAGTAGCAGCCTTTGCCTGTGCTATAGCGGAATCAATTTGCTCCTTGCTGTTTCCAGTAATGAAGTTATGGAACTGTGGAGCAATGTCATTAGCATTAGCCTGTAGCTGAGAGTTTCTGTAGTCTACAAGATCATTATATTCTCTTTCCTTGGCAGCTAGTGCACGCTCATTGTCGCGCTCAAGCTGGAGCTTATTGAATCGCTCTTCCCAAGTATCGTTTGTCTCCTTCAGCTTAGCCTCTAGAAGAGCCTTTGCAGACATCTCCTCTTCACGCTTGGCCTGTAGCTGTGCTTCCTTCTCGTCTTGCTTACGCTGAGCTTCGGCAAGTTCCTGTGCCTTCTGCTCCTGGATCTCCTGAAGAGTCTTCTGTGCCTGAGCGAACTGATCCTTCAGAGAAGTGATATCTCCATAGAGCTTGTCCTTCTCTTCCTTACGAGCCTTAGCAATATCTTCTGCGGTGAATGTTCTTTCACCTGTAGCGCCATGCTGGAAAGCTGCTGGGGAAGGTACTGGACTTTGAGCACCATTGCCTTGTGGATTTGGAGACTCAATTGCTGCCGCCAAACCTGGCTGTGTTGGAACTGTCATTTCTATTATCTCCTAGAATTAAACTTGATGTTTTCCGAATATGTCCCGAATGAATTTACTAACTTATATACGATTAGTCGTTGTCGTCTGTGGGAAGCTGACGTGAACCTAGCTTTGTCCCATAAGCATTGACAACTGCTTCGCGTAGAGCATTTACTGAGCCTGCGCCATCTAGTTCCTGAAGATCAATCTTATTGACCGTTCCTGGTCCTCCTGATGGTGGAATAGGATTTCCTTCAGCATTTTGCTGAGGTGGTACTGGCTCTGAAGTACCGTCTGGCATTGGAACCATTCCAGTTAGTTCCTGAATGATGGAGTCGATCTGAGTTCTAAGCATTCTTAGAGAACCGTCACGTACAGCATCCTCATGCAATTCATCGTAGATTTCTTGTAGCTTCTCATCTGGGAACTGTTCCCCAAGATCCTTCAAAGCTCCTCTACGGGATTCGAGATCCATATTCATCATTGCGCCGATTTCATTCAACTTAACTAGGCGATCAACCGGAAGTGGTGATGGCCAGTCTATGTCACTAAAATATACCATCGGATCTCTAGGGTCGATAGCAAATGGCTGACCCTCTTGAATAATTCCCTCTGTCTCTGGATCGTACAGAGTGGCTTCAGGTTCAAAGATAAATAGAGTTCTTAGAGCTAACTCATTAATCTTTTGTAGTCCCTTACCATATTGTATCTTCTTTAATTCAAACTTTTGCATTAGAGGTAGGAATTGCATAGCAAGGGCTACACCTGATGTGTTTGAAATAGCCTGACTCTGTCCAAGGGCAGTCTCAGGAACACCTGTCATCTCGTGCATGGCAACCTTAAGCATGTTCAGTGCATCTAGAGGACCCTCTAGTTCTACACCGTTCTCAAGATTGTGAATGTCTACGTCCTTGTTTCCAATAGACCACACACGGTTGGTTCCCTTCTCAAGCTGAGAAGGCTTCGCACCGATTACAACGGTAATGGGGGCGGCATGATAATTCACAATATCAGCAATGTCAGTAGCTGTTTCATTGTACTGACGATTAAGGCTGATGAGATCCTGTACATCGGACATTCCCCAAGGAGATCCAGAAGCAGGGTGATTAGCAATGTGAACGATTGGAATAACACCTAGAGCATTAGGACGCTCATCAATCAGCTCATCATTTACATACTCACGAATAACATCACTACGAATTAACTCAGTGTAAGTATATACGCTTCGTGTACCTTCTGTGTTTGTTCCCCAGAAACGATACTTAAGCTTGAACTCTAGGAGTCTGTCACGGTCATGTGGGTGCCATGTTGGGAAGCAGTAAGCAGAGTTCAACGGAAGGATACGGACACGCCCATTGTGGTGGTTACCAGCTTCATCATCCCATGGAGACTCGTAAGCTACCTTAACAAAAGCATCTCCAGAGACACCACCTTGCTGACCCATTTCCCAGATGACTGACTTCATGTTGTTATCCTGCTGCCAAATTCTCTTCAGCAATGCAGGGATGATGTGGTCATACTGCTTAACGGTATCAAAGGAGATGCCTCTGGAGAAACAGAAGCTGTTGATATAGTCGGCAAATGCCTTGATGTAATTGAAGGTAAGCTGTGGATCACCGAACTCACGACGAGTTCCCCAGTGGTGACCAAGGTACCAAGCCCAGTATTCCGCGTAACGATTAAGGCGTGGCCCATGCATTTCAAACTCTTCATCGGAAAGCTCAACTAGACCTAGTGGCGAAATTGCAATCGCTAGGTCTGATGCAGCAGCTCTCATAGATGGAGAGTAGAAAGTCATTGACATTTAGATACCTTATTTCGAATTAGTGTCTCTTGGGGTATAGCTTACCACAATTACGCATATGCTAGTGGATTTGCGCGGATAATACGACAGTTAGCAGTGTCCTGAAGACTAGTACAAATTCTAGTCATAATGATCCAACAAAGAAGAATAGCGGCACCTTCAATATCTGGATTCTGAACAAAGGTTCCCGCGCCTAGCGCTGCTTGCGCAGCATCCAAGTTGGAGTAAACAGTTTGCCCATATTGGACAACTAACTGATTACCTGCTGAACCTGATGGAATCAAGAATACTCGTTGAATAGTTGTACTATTAGATCCGCCACCAATCAGAGATATTACACCAGCGGCATCATATCTTGTTGGGTCGATAAGACTTACAGGAGCAACAATACTTCCAGCTAGACGAGTGCTATAAGAGAAGGATGCTGGATTCTCTGCGGGATTAGTCACATAGTGAATCTCATTAGGACCATTTACATATCCAGCGGTAGGAGAGAATACTTGTCCTGCTGTCTTCTGAATCTGTAGGTTAGCTCCTACTGTCTGAATCAGATTAGATGTGGTTCCCACATTGATAGGTCCAAGCTCATATAGAAAGTCGTGGAACTGATCAATCATTTGTGGAAGATAAATAATACCAGGAGTTACAGAAGTGATGAGTCCACCAGCACAACCAACGGCACCTAGTTGTAGCTGAGATCTTCTCTGCGCGTGCTGTGGTCTGTTGGCTTGAATAACTACGCCACCAGTGTTATCAATCAGAATCCAATTAATAGCATTCAATAACTGTCCCGCAGATAGAGTTACTGTCTGCGCATTGATAGTTACTGGAGTAGCTGTTGGATTATTGAAATCAGTAGCAAAATCAATAATGATTCCCTTACCAGCGGAGATAGCAAACTGAGTAGCATTCACCTGTGAAAGGACACCACCACCGATTACACCTGTTCCTGGATACAAACCTGGAGTAATCTGCCAATTGGATGCTGAGCTAGATGTGGCTACAAGTCCTGCACCTGTTGTAGGTGAGCCTGTAACAGTAGTTCCGTTGATTTTAGCCACAGTAGGGTTTGGATACGTACCGGAAAGGTTTCCTCCTGCTGGTCCATTAGGTGGCAATGTTAGAGGAATCTGTCCAAATGTAGCTGAATCCGTTGATCCCGTACCTACAGTTAGATTAGTTAGTTTTTGGTTGTTCATATTTACAGATGCTGCGGGAACAGCCATCTGATCAAGTCGATTAGCCCGGACAACAGAGTTTACATTCGCTGTGCCAGTAAGCGTAGGAGCAGGATATGTACCTGCTAGATCACCTGATGCGCTTCCTGATGGAGGAAGAGTAGTGGGAATCTGTCCAAACGCTGCGGCATCTCCTGATGCTGTTCCATTGGCTAGTCCTGTCAGCTTCTGATTGTTCATCGCAACTGAAGCTGTTGGGGCTGCCATTTGGTCTAGTCGGCTAGTTCTTACAATGCTGTCTACGTTCGCTGTGTCCACGAGAGTAGGGTTAGGGAAGTTTCCCCCTAGATCTCCTCCCGCAGCCCCTGTAGACAGCCCTGGAGGCCCTTGTGGACCCGCTGCATTACTTCCTCTACCAGACATTACAAACCTGCCTGTACTGTGTAAGTGGAGTTAGTAGCTGTAATAAGCTTAACAACTGTATTAGGCGTAGTTCCTAGCGCTGGTTCTGGAGCACGTTGTGGATTAAGCACAGTGATATATCCCTGTGGCGCTACGAAGAAACATTCATCTCCAGCAATGGTGGGGTCAACACCATCTACACGCGCCCACATATCATTAGCGCTTCTATTAACGATTTCAATATTGTGATACCAGTTAGTAAAGGTAACTGTAGTAACAGCGTTACCCACAGTAGTTCCACTGGTGATGTGTGTTGCCATGAGAGCACCTTAGTTAGAAGGGATGAATAGTGCTCCGAATAGTTCCCCGTTAAGAAACATATACCGTATATGGAACTGCTGTGTCAGAAATTAGTTGAACACTTGATCCGCTTACTACACGAGTAATAGGTTCTTGAGTCAGAATCCCGTTAGGGAATGTTACAGCCTGTCCGGGAAGAACAGGAAAGTTGTCATCGGCAAGAATGACTGGAGCAATTCCGTCTGTTCTTAGCCAGATGGTTCCAGTAGTTCCTCTGTGGACTACTGTAATATTTGCGAAGTATTGTGGAAAGTTAACAGGAGTGGCCGTATTGATTACCAGCGTTCCTGACTTTGCTCTGCTAGCGGCCATCTGTTTCCTATCTCATATTAACTACAGAAGTTGTTTGGTCAACTGGATACTCAGTACGAATAGCACTAAGAGGGGGCATTTGGCCCCCACTATATCCATGTGTGTCTGCATTATTTTGTCCGGAGATACCTGTTATATATTCAACAGGCTCTCCGGACAATTCGTTATAAGCAGCGTTTCGTCTATCGTGGAAGACTGTCACTGCTTACTCCTTAGCTATAAACTGGAAGAGTTCCAGGGTCCTCAGCTAGATCAACGCTGAACGGAGCAGCAAGATCAGAGATAACAGAAACCTTTGAACCGTAAGCAGTAAATGCTGGGGTAGCAGAAGGATCAGTTGCTAGAGGAGTAGTTGTAGAAAGAGCAGGACGTGGGAAGTTATTCTTAACTGCCACGGTTACGGAACCAGAAGCTGGGATACGAACAGAAGCAGTGTCGTTACCATTTACGGTAGCGGTTGTTCCGTCAGTAGTTACA